TTGAACTTATTCCGGAGCGCTTCGCTGATCGTGAAGGTACCGGTGATCTTGGTGGCCAGTTCTCCGTCTTTGCGGTAGATCACCATGGATGCGTCCTGGGAGATGTAGTCCTTGTTCTCCGCATCGGCCAGCATGTCCAGCTGCTGGTCCATTCCGGTCAGGGGCTTGATGGTCAGTGTGATCGGGTACCGATCGTGCTTCAGCCTGTAAGTGAGATCGTGCTCCTCGCACAGGCCGTCGAGTTTCTTTTTCTGGGCATCGTATTTGGTGGATTCGCTCATGTTTTTTCTCCTTTCAGTCGAGTATCAGAAGCAGGTCATTCCACGACTCTGCTACCCGATACTGTTTCAAATCCTGCTCGGTCACATACTTGCGACCGAAGACTTCTTTCATGTCGGTCCACACGGACCAGGGAATTCGATAAACTGTATTTGTATGAAATCCTATGATTACGTAACATTTGGCCCCGAGTTCTGACGCAAGATTCATGTATGAGCACTGCGCGTCACTCACACGGTCCTGGGTGATGCGGTCGGTGCTGGTGTACTTGGCCTCGAAGATCACCGAGCGCCCGCCTTTGATGGTGCCCTTGTAATCCGGCTGGGCGCGTTTGACGAAGCAGCCGATGAACCGCATCTGTTCCAACCGCTTGATGATCTTGAACGGCTCCGGCGTCTTGTCGATCAGGGCATAGCCCTTGTCGGCGTAGTAGGCAAAGGTGGCGTCGAGACGATCCTCAAAGGCCTTACCCTCTGCCCGGTTCTTCCGTCCCTGCTTCTGCTTCTCCTTGCTCGGGGAAGGGAGCGGCGGCAGCTGGTTCATGTTCCCACCCCGAATCTGAGATCAGTCAGAAGACAGGCAAAAATCTCTATAGCTCGGTCGTTCATGTTGAGCTTCTGAACCATATCACGGCTCTGCACCTCTGCTATATTGCGGGGAATACCGATCGACATAAGCACCTTCCGGATGCGCTTTCTGCTAAGTCTCTTCCGGATGCGCTTTCTGCTAAGTCTCTTCCGGATACAGTGCGGGGGAGCGAACGTTCCACAAATCTCAACTGCGTCGTCACCATGGATGAAGTAGGTCGATGTGGCGGTGAAATCTTCTCCGGGAGCAGGGTCAAAGTGGATTTCATGAGCTACTTTAGCGACTTCACACCACACATCGTTCGAGTCTTTGTACATCAGCTTCCCTGGCTGTAAATCTTCAAACGTCGGCATTGGATTCCTCCTTTATGATCTGCCGAATCTTATCGGCAACCTCTGTTTTCCAGATCCGGAACACATATCCGCGGACCGCCTTTTCCGATTTGCCTACTTTCTGAGCGATCAGGCTGTATGGATCCCCGTTCCGGATTCCGTCTTTCAGGACTGCTACCAGTTCTGGCGTCCAGCTTCCGGCGTGGGGATCGGCGCGGATTGGCCGGTCTTTGATTTTGAGATCATTGATGCGCCGCTGGATGGCACCCTCTGACCTGCTCAGCTCCTTCGACAGTTCCGGCCATGTGTAGCGGTGCTGCTTCAGGAGACTGCGAAGACGCTGATCCTCAAAAGGTGTCCATGGATCTGTCCGATGGATCAGGTGCTTCCGGAAATCCTTCGACCGCTGATCCGCTACCCAGTCAGGTTCCCAACCGAGGGCGTGTTCCTCCATCTGAGAGAAGTCCAGGAACGAGCGGTGCTTCTCTGCCCATTTCCAGAACTCGTCCAGATAGACAATCCGGACACGGCTTCTGTTGCTGCGCTTCTTGTAGTGATACGGAAAGTCTCGGTCTTTCAGCCAGCTCTTCACGTTGTAGGAATTGAAGTTTCTGCCGTAGAAGGCAATGTACAGCTGATTCAGCGTGACGTACTCGCCATTGCTGTAGAATCTGCCGAGCCCCAGCCTTGAAGCCTTTTCCCTGATCCCATCAACAGACCGGTGCAAGGCGTTTGCCATACCCTCATAGGATGTGTGCCCCCAGGCGTTTCGCAGATACTCCACTTCTTCGGAAGTCCAGTTCGGGGTAGTTCTTCGACAACTCATACTGCACTCCCTCAGAAAAACATCAGCTGTCCGGCTTCGTCGCCAAAGAAAACCGTTTCCTCGGCTTCCACTGGCTTTTCCGGCTCTGGGGATATAACAACAGGGGATTCGACCGTCACGGCCACGGGAGGCGATTGCAACGGGCGAGGCGGGGCTTCCACGGCTACGGGTTCGGTTTTCTCTGCCGGGGATATTCTGCCGCGTGACAGCATCAGGTCCATCGCCGCTGCCATCCTCCGGCCTACCCACAGCTCGCTGGTCATGAACATCGGTGTATACCAGATCCGGCTGCAGTCATCGACCGGGATCAGACCCCGGCTATCCCGTGTCTTGAGCGGATTGCACAGGGTGTCTCCGATCACGACGTAACCGGCAAGGCCCATGAAGGACATCATGATGTAGCACATGCAGCCGACCGTGAAGTCTATGTCCTGGGCGATCGCCAGACACTGTGTCTGAGGATTGATACCATGCTGGATGCAGCTGTTACAGAACGCAACCAGAAGGGCACCGGCCCCGCAGGCCGGGTCCGTCACGGAGACGAACCCTTGGTCTGCGATCTTTGATTCCAGCACCTTGTAGTCAGAGACAAGCGCTGCCGTACACCGGCAAACGGAATACGGTGTGAAGAACTGGCCTGCGGCGGCGCTTCCGAAGTCGAGCGCCATGTACATCTCACCGAGGAAGTCCTGATCCGGATTGTCTTCCAGACCATTGACGATCTCGGCGATCATCCTGGCGAAGATATCCAGCTCGTTCTTCTTGTACTGGCCGGCGAACTGCATGTACAGCTTTTCCCGCTCGTCATAGTGGATGGGATCCCCGAGGTTTGAGAGCATACAGGCGGTCATGACAAGGAAGTCATCGAAGATCTTTCGCCGGTTCTTGCTGCCGTCAAAGGCAGAGAAGAGCTTGACGATCTCTTTCTGATGCGGGTCTCGCACCAGCCTTGCATCTTTGGCCATCAGGATTCCTCCCGGAAAACAGGGAAGTAATACACTGGATCCTCACAGATCCACATCTCGATGTCGGCGGCAAGCGCGTCATTCTCATTCGAATACCGGGCGAGTGTGACGGGGTGGTCATTCTCGATAACGGCGACAACGATCCAGCGGTTGTCCGCTTTCTTCTGAACCTCCGTCTTGACGATCCGGGAGACCGGGACGGTGATATGCGCATCCTGGCTTTTGACTACATTCATGCTTTCCACCTCACATTCCATACCACCAGTATGCTGTTGATGGGCCTGTTTTATGCTCATTCCTGGCCGTGACAGATCCGTCAGCATTGATAACTGCAAATTCCAGATCAGGCCTCCAACGATCAGGACGCTTGCCGTTGATATAGTCTGTCGCAATTTCAAGACCCAAGGCATCGTCCTCAGGACGAGTGGGGTGGCCTTTCACATAACCTTCCACGCTTCCGTCCAATACAGACTGCATATCACCGTATCTTCCGGATTCCGCCCTTGGAATATCAACACCCCAGATATACGTTATTGCACCGTCTTTCGTTACATGCCTATCCATCCTCAACGACGCAATATGTTCCGCGAACAGTTTTGACAGCGCCGTGATCTGTGCCTGCTTCGATTCTTCATCGACAAGGGGCTTTTCAATCTTTTCTCCTGTCTGGGGGTCAATATTGTGGTCAGAACACCACTTAGTGAAACCGGCACGCATCTCGCCCTCAGTATCCGACTTTACCTGTTTGGTGACTCTCTGAGTCGTGTTGTGATGGACGATCACTCCGGTGGTGATGCAGCCGATCATCATGGATAACGCCCAGATAAAAATCATGATCAGCGTGATGCCGTTCCGGATCTTGAAATCATGGAACCAGTCCTGCGGATTGAATCTCGGCGGCGTCTGCCGGGACGGTGGAGTTGGCTCTTCCTGAGCGGCCCACACGGGGACAAGAGCTCTTGCATTGGTGTCTGTCATGTGTATCAGTCCTTTCAGTTAGTCAGTTTAGTCAGTCAATATAGTCAGTTGAGTCAGTATGCGTTTCGCCCGGTTCGGGCATCTTCAGAGTTTCGGCAAGGTCCGCAATCTGCGGGATCCTCACCGCTTCCAATTTTTGCTGTGTGCCGGATGAGATCATCCGCCCTTCCTGGACACGGCGGGACATGGTTTCATAGACCATCCGGAAGTTGGCCCGGAGCGCGTCCACGTTCTCGCTCTCGCAGATCTGCTGCCAGCCCATCCGGCGCACCGTCTCCCGCGTGACCTCATCCATGGAGGCGAGGGCGGCTTCCCGCTGCATGTATCCGTACCGGCTTATGGCTTTCTGCACCTGTTCCCAGCCGTCAGCCCAGGTGGGAGGGAGGCCGTTCACGACTATATCGGCCTCCGCTCTCAGATCGGCGATAGACGGCGGAGAGGACTTGGTGTCGATCCAGCGGTTGACAACCGCGGACATGACCTCGTAGGGGATATCCCGGAGTTTCTTAAACCAGATGGTCATGGCCTCCCCGGTAGGGAAGAGGTTTGCCCAGGGATAAGCGGTCTGCAGTCCGGCTGCGATCAGCTTGAATTCATCCGTTGTCATCGGCATAGGTCTCGCTCCATTTCTGCATCATGTCGTACTTCTGCTGCATCTCCCGGCCCTGTCTGGTCTGCTGCTCCGGCTTGTCCCGGTTGTCATACTTGCCATTGACGATGTTCAGGAAGTTGTTCGGCCGGACGAACCAGTCAAAGGTGATCTGGAAGTCCTTAACCTTTCCCATCAGGAAGTCGCTGGCCCTGACGATCTCCACAGCCTCCAGAACAGAGCCGATGCCGTAATCCTTGATTCTGGCCCTCAGCATTTTTCCGGCATTGGTTGTGGAATCCGGAATCTTCCGGAGCTTCTGGATCCCGAGCGACTGCCAAGCGTCGAAGACTCGTCGCACGTCCTCCGGGCGACAAACACTTTCGTCAGAAAGTGTTCCTTCGTCTTTCTCTGTACTCTCATCTCTATCTCTAATCTCTTTATCTCTATTATCTGTCTCTATATCTGTGGGGAAATTTTCCCCACTACTTTCCCCACCTGACGGTGGAAGCTCCGGAGACTCTCTCCCTGAAACTTGACGCCGCTTCTTCAAAGCCCAATCTGTTTCACTGCCGACAAGATTTTCGTAGTCAGCAAGGGCAAGAACTCCGTCGTTATCCTGATAAACAAGACCGAGTGCTTTGTAGAGATTCAGTGCAACACGGACGGTATCGACGGAAAACCATTTGGTATCGCGCTGGATCTTGGATTCGTCATAAGGTATGATGACCTCTCCAATATGGCGTTCCAGCTTCCCGCCCGTGTTTATGGTTTTTAGACAGAGCATTTGATACAGAACAACATAGTTCGCGCCATCAGGCTGGCCCATGAGAAAATCCACTGCGTCAGACGTCATGAAGGATTCTTTCAGCTTAATCCAGTAGTAGCGCTTTCCAGTTGCCATCGATCACTCCTCCGATCAGAACGGCAGTTCGCCGTCGTCTTCCAGCTCCTCATAAGGGCTGGGGGACACATCAGGCGGATAAGAGGCCGTCCGTGCGCCGCCCTGGTACTGTCCCTGCTGGGCGTAGTAGCCGCCTCCGGACTGTGCGCTGCTGGAGTCACTGTCCTTCTTGCTCTCGCCGAAGTACACATTGTCGGCGTTGATGGCCCAGGAGACGCGGTTGTTGCCTTCGCGATCCGTCCACTTGTTGGACTCCATCCGGCCGGAGACAACGATCATGCTGCCCTTATGGAAGTACTTGCTGATGAACTCCGCTGTCTGCCGCCATGCGGTGCAGTCTATAAAATCGGTCTTTTTCTCCTGCCCCTGACCGGAATAGTCCCGGTCAACGGCAACGGTGAAGGATGCAACGCTTACGCCGTTCGTCGTGGTGCGGAGTTCCGGATCTCTGGTGAGCCGCCCCATGGCCACAATATGGTTAAGCATTTTTCTGCTCCTCGGCGATGAAAGCCTTGATGACGTCGATGACATCAGAGTCATATTTGCGGGTGTTAAAGACGTTGACTATCACACGGCAAAAAACATCGGAAGCGATCAGCTTCTTGTATTCTTCCTGGGTGATGGTGATGGAAGGTTCTCTGTCGAAATTCATCTTTTTTCTCCTTTCAGTGACTCCCACCAGCCCTGACGGTCTGGGGTGTCGGTATCAATGTTTAGGTCCTGGGCAACATCGATGGTGCCCTCTATCAGATGCGAGAATTCTTTGGTGTCCATATCGGAGGAACGCTTGAAAACGAGGTAGCACTTGTACCGTTTGCCGTTCTCTTCGATTTCTTTGTACATCCTCGTGTACGGGTAGATCTGTCCGACATCTACGGAAGCGGGGAGCTTGAAGCCGATCAGGTTGCCGTCATCGTCCCGGGCGTAGGTCCCGTACTGCGTGATCAGATCTATCTTCACCTGGTCATCCGGCAGTCCCTTCGCCAGGGCGATCTCATTCACCAGAAGGTGGAAGTACTTGTTGGCATCATTGCTGCGCTTGGCTCTCCATTTTTTGATACTGATCTCCACCGGGAACTCCCGGAGGGCTTCGTAGCCCTCGCGGAAGTCAGTGTCGAGCTCCAGCGTGATTCGCTGTTTCCCGCCGAAGCTCATGGAGTAGTCGATGATCCGGCCCTTCATGAGATCTGCCAGTGAGCTTTGTACTCGTCCATGAGGTTTGACGATTCCAGAAACAGCATGAACTCCGCTATGATCTCCTCGGCGCTTCTGGTTTCTTCCGGGAAATACTGCTCAATGTAAATGTCGTTTCCGTCCGACACCATGTAGAGAAACTTCCTTGCCTCCGGAACGAGATAGAAGTAGAACGGATGCTGTGCGCTGTCGAGGTAGTCGCCGGCCAGATCCAGAGATCCGAAGCTCTTGTTCTTGAATTTGAAGTCAAAGATCGTGCCCTCGCGAAGAGCGTCCAAAACACCGACGATTTCAAATTCCATACCATTGACGGTAATGGGCTTCCGAATCCTGACCTGGAACTGAGCACCCTTGACGATCTGGGCAAGCTCATAGGCGGCGCGATACCACTTGTGCTCCTTGTCGGTTTCCCAGTCCGCACCGTTGGCAATGCTTTCGATCAGCTCCTCAAAGTCATGGCCGTTCTGAATATTCTGCTGCTGCTCTTCGGTCAACTCCTCCGGCTCGCAGCGGAGGGCATGGAGAAAGGATTCCATGGCGTCATCCTCGCATCCCTCCCAGCAGTCGTGTACGTAATACCAGGACTCGATCAGAGACTTGGTGATCTTGTACCGAGGCATGATCAGACCTCCTTCGGCGTCTTGATAAATCCCATTGCGGACTTGCTGTAGCTCAGTCCGAGGCTTGCCGCCTTATCCTTCAGGAGCTTGGCACTCTCCGTCTTGCTGGTAGATGCATGGGCAAGGGCCTGAAGATCTGCACTGACCTTGTTTGCACTCTCAGCGTCGGTGACGGTTTCAATCATCTGACGGGCGGTCTCCATCACGCGCTCATACTGCTCTTTGATCGGAGCGTATTCTTCCGCTTCTGCAGCAATGTTGGCCTTGGCCTTGTCGAAGAGCTTGGTGATGAAGTTGTTTTCATCGTTCGGGCCAAGTTCGGGGACGGCGATCTGACCCTTGATACCGTGGCAGCCTTTGGCAAAGTATTCCTGCTCCGGAGTGAAGCAGACGACACGCTGGTTGCCTATCATCTGAACATAGCCGCCGAAGTCACAAGGCGTCCAGACAATATTCTTTGCTGCGCCCTCGCACATGAGACGGACCTGCGGGTTCCCGTCCTTGTCCGTCTGCTCCATGCTGTGGAACACATAGATCAGGTTTTTGTTGAGCGTGTCCTTGACATAGCCGGTGAAGCGGGTGAATTCCTGCTTCACAGCGCCGAAGCCCTTCAGGCTGATCGCGCCGTTCTTTTGCTTATTCACCTTAGGATCAGCGCGCATGGCCCAATCCTGCAGATAGGTGATGAAGCTGCCACCGGTATCGACCACGATGGTCTGAAAATCTTTCATAGCGGGAGACTGCAGATCGGCAAGGACATCTTCATAGGTATCGCAGAAGATCGAGGTCTTACGGTGCTGAGTCCTGACACGGCTCATGCCGCGGTCGAAGTCGATCAGGACAGGATCCGGAGCGGACAGGGCAAGGGTGGTCTTGCCAACGCCGGGGGAACCGTAGAGAATCATGCTGAATTTCTTGTTGTCGAAGGTCATGTTCTCGGGGGTAAC